TAACATTAGGGTTATGACAGCTAAACAAAAAGCAGAAGGTAAAAATGTAAAAGATATTTTAGGTAGAGGTAATCAATCTGATTGGGAAGTAGGTTATGTACCAGAAGGTATGAGAAATAGTGATGCTATTGATAACTTTAAACCATTAAGTAAAGGTAGTGTTGCAGATATAGAAATAGAAACCCCTGATACTTTCTCATCAAAAGGAAAAAACATAGGTAAAAAATCTCATTATACTCATGATGAATTAGAAGATATAGATATAGATTTTAGTGATTTAAAATCACCAGACGGAAAAACATCTTTAATAGAATATTACGACAAAGCAACTAAAGGAGCTTTATTCAGAGGTAAAGAAAGCAAAAGACATACAGCGGCTGTTGGCTGGAGAATAGCTGATGTATTCGAGACTCAGCCTTTTGAATACTGGGCGAATAATACAGACTTTTTATCAGACACATTATACAAGTTATATCAAAGATTACCTGAAAGAAAACCTAATACACAAACAAGAGAAGATTCATTTAAACAAGTTAAACATTTAATAGGTAATGCTGGAGAAAAAGAATTAAATATTGTTAAGAGAATGTTTAATGCTTTAGATATAGAGGCATTCCCAATATTTAGAAACTTCCAAGATATTGCACCATCAATAACTTTAGGAGGAAAGATTGATCCTACTGGAGTTCAAGGTGTAACAGTATCACCAAGTGCTACACAACTAGAAGGTGCAGGAGATATAGCTGTTAACCCTGCTCGTACAGGTAAGTTTGATCCTAATCTTTCAAAGTCAGAAAGAAAGATAGAAGAAGATTCTGCAATGATGAATTATGAAATTAATAATGCATTCAGAAATATTCCAGACAGACATGCACCATCAATGATGATTGCTCATGAGTTTGCACATTGGTCATACTTCAATGTATTATCACCAGAAGACAAAGCTATATTTCATAAATCATTATCTAAATATATAACACAAGGTTCAGATGGTAAATCAAAAATGAATTTTGCAAAGTTAGCTAAAATGACTTACGATGCAGACCAATATTTAGGCATAGATTCTATGCATAGCCCACAAGAATTTTTTGCTAATCAGTTTGTATTATGGGTAAATGGAAGAAAAAATATTGTAGGTAGTGACAGTTATTGGGCTGGTATTTATAGAAAAGTTAAGTCTATGTTTAATAGATTAACTAATAGTAATGAAGCTATAGATCCTGATTTAGTTCCTATATTTAACAAACTATTACCAGATCAAAAACAAATAGTTAAAACAACAGCAAAGGCACATACACCATTATCAAAGAGTGTACAAAGCCAAGTATGGAATATGCGTATGTTACGTGATCAAATGTATGATACAATTAATGGAACACAAGATCCAATAGCAGCTCATGATTATTTAAGTGATGTATATAGAGCATTAAAAGAAATAGAAGATCAAGCAGACTTAAGTCCAGAAGCATATACACAAGAATTTGTTGATGTAGTATCTAATTTAAAAGAAAATATTTTTCAGAAAGTATCATTAGCATCTTCTAAATATGATTATGGTAATAATATTTTTTCTAAAGAAATACCAGAAGATATATTAGACTATGCTAATGAGATATCACCATACATAGATGATATTATAAATGGATTGAGTGATACATTTGGTAGATCAAATCAAACACCTGATGCTATTCCAACAATAAAAGAAAATATTTTTGCTGATCAACCTAAACCTAAAACAAGAGAACAAATTGTAAAGAGAGTAGTATTAGCAGAGAAAGTAAAAAGAAAAAGAATATCACAAGAAAAAACTTTTAATAAAAAAGTAGAATCTATAATTAAATCTAAAGTAAAAGTTAAACAATTAGAACTTGGTGATGCAGATCCATTGAATCCAAAAAAAATAAGTCACTCAGAATTAAAAACTAGATTTACTGAAGCAGCTGAAGGATCAGCTGAACAAAGAATTTATGGTAATGAATTATATGCACGTCTTGTTTCTAAGTTACCAGAGCCAAAAGTAAAAGTAGTTTCCAGAGAAATAATGTCTATGAGAAAAGATGACATGATAGTAGAATTACATAAAGCTTTAAAGAATGGAGACAAAAAAAGATATAATGAAATATATGCTGAAGTATATAGAAGACAAATTAAAAAGAATCCTAACAAAGGTATATTTACTGTATCAAATCAAAAGTTAAAAACAGCAATAAAAGATGAATCAGATGAGGTAATAGATTTATTAGATTCAGATGTATTACCAGTAGGTACTAATGTACAAAAGAAAATGTTGTTAGCTAAATCAACACATAGAAATCCTGAAGTACAAACTCAATTAAGAAACTTTATAAATAAAATAGTTTTATTAAATGGAAACACACCATCTTATGTAGGATTAAAACCTAGATATACTAAGAGTGGAGAAAGAGTAAAAAGAAGATCATTATCAGGATCAGATAGAGACTTTGATACTTATGTATCAGGTATGATGTTTGATGTTAATGCTGAAGATTTTAAAACATTAAGAAAGATGGGAAGGCAGCTTGCAGTTGAAATAACAAAAGACAACCCTAATGTTGAAAAGGTTTTAACTTCTATTAATGAAGCTATATTTTCTACAAATTATTTAACTACTGAACACAGAAAAATAATAACAGATATGTATAAATCACAGGCAGATTATAAACCTTCTAAAAGCATGGATGATATTACAGCTTCTGAAGATTGGTTTATTAATACTATGGTTAAGTTACAAAAAGGAGATATTGCTTATCCAGAAGTAATACCTGTTGATGATATTAATGGACAAGCATTTTACAATATCATAGACAGTGTACATCAAGCTTCTGCTTGGTTTGTAAATAGATCAACAAATAAAATAGATGCACCTATGTTAAATGTTTATGGTGATTTATTAGATACTGGTCATAATATATTAAGAGAAGGAGATTTTTGGGTATCTCCAAATGTAACTACTCCAGTTTATTTAGCAAAAACTGTAGCAAGAAATGCAGTAAAGAATATATTAAGAGATAGAACTAAATCATTTAACTTACAAAGTTTTTTAGGTGTAGAAGATTTATCTGATGGTGTTAGAGTATTATATCATGGAACACCACAAGGAAGTTCATTTGCTAAAAAAGTAAAACCAACAATAGATGCACAACATGGTGAAGGTATGTTTGGACCAGGCTTTTATATAACAGATGAGCCTAAAGTAGCATCTGCATTTGCTGGATCAAACATGACAAGACGAGCAAAACTATCTTTACTTGATCAATATGGTGCAGAAGGTGCTGAAGAGATAGCGTATTTCCATGAGTTAAAAAAAGAATTTGATCAAATGTATTCTTATTCAAACAATTTAAGAAATATAGGATTAGATGCATCAATGGAAACTTATGATGCATATGCTGATCAAATAAGAGTATTAAATGAAATGGCAGATGACTTAAGTAAGAAATATAATTACATCCCTGAGCCTACAATACTACCTGTATTTGCTAGATTAAAGAATGGATTTGATGCTAGTGAACAGATGACTCCTATTAGTGGTAATTCAGTAGCAGAAAATTTTGAGTACAAAAGAATAATAGATTATGCAGAAGAAGAAGGTTTAATTGATCCGTCTGGTATACAAAGATACTTTGATGATCCTTATGAAAATTTATCAACAGAAGAATTCTATGTAAGAATGATTAAGATGTTGAATGATGAAATACCAAATGATGGTGAAGATTGGTTTAGACAAGACATAACTATAGGTAAAGCTAGAATGACTGGTATACTTAAGAGATTAGGATACGATCATATTATACATCATCAACCACAAAAAGATTTAGCTTCAGGTGAATATGTTTCTGGTAAAGCTTTTGTTGTATTTGATAACAATCAAGTAAAACATGTTAACTCTAAATTCTTTGATCAAAATAGTTCAGCATTATATGATGATGAAATGGGAGCAGGTAGTCTTTCTGGAGCTATGTTAGAGATAGGATCTGGATCAGATGTATTATATTCTGCTAGACAGATGGATGGTTTATTACATTCATTAGAACAATCAGGTATTGATCCAGATGTTATAGATACACTAAGACATATAAAAGAAAAGAAAGTAACTAAAAAATCTATAGAAACTTCAAAAGGTTTTTCATTCCTAAATATACTAGCAAAAAATTCAAACAGAGTTAGACTAAGAATGAATGGTCATTGGTTTGCAGATTGGGTAGCACCATTAGAAGGCACTGGTCATTATGCAAAACATAATGCTATGGCTGGTGATAAATTTGTACCATTAATGAATATACTAAATAATTTACCTGATGGTTTTAAATGGTATGAAAGATATGGTTCTAAATTTAAAGTGTTTGGAGATGTTCCACAACCACCTTCTCATAAAAGAATACTTCGTGCATTAAGATATGAGTTAGATCCAAATTCAGCATCATATAAAAGATTAAGCAAAGAAGAATTACTTGCTGCACAAAAGATTAACCAAATGTTTAAAGATGAATGGAACTTCTTAAATGATAGTGGAGTAGAAATGGGTCACATAAGAAATTATGTTCCTCGTGTATATAATGCAGAAGCTATAAAAAAGAATATGAATGGTTTTGTAGAAAAAATATCAGCATATTTACAACGAGAAGCTAACATAGATGGTAGATCATTACATGTATCTGAAGCTGTAGAAAAAGCTAGAGCAATAGCTATGCGTATTACAGATGATGACGGAACATATGTTCCTCCTTTTGTAGAAAAGAAAGCTCCACATTCAGACAATATAGATTTCCAACGTATGTTAAAATTAAATGGAAAAGAATTAGAAGGATTAGAAGAATTTTTAGTAAATGATTTAACAAGTGTATTAGCTAAATATGTTGATGGATCAACAAGACGTGGATTATTTGCACAACAATTTGGCTATAACAACTTTGGTTTTGATGATTACCTAAGAGTAGGTATGGAAGGAACTTCTGGTATAGCTAAATTATTATCATCAAATAAAGTAGCTAAAGTAACTATGAAATTTGCTACAGATGAAGGAGGTATGGATGATGTAACAGTTCAAATACCTAAATTAAATGTTCCTAAAGCATTTGAAGATGAAGCATATGCAAGACAATTTGCTAATCATATATCTGATCTAGTTGCTAATGGAAGAAAGCAAGAAGCAAAAGCTAAACTTATGGAGTTTCAAGGAGAAGGTGGTAAACAATGGAAGCATAGAGTTGAAGCTATAGTAAATGGATTAGATAATTTTGGTGGAGAGGGTAATGCATTATCACCAGATGATGTTAAGTTTATGCTTGGACACTTTAGAGTATTACAAAGAAAACCTCTTGATAATAGTGGAACATTCCATAATAAATTATCTTCAACATCTAAGCTATTAAGAAATATAAATGCAGTAACACTATTAAGTTATACTACATTAACATCAATACCAGACGTATTCTTACCTTTGATAAGAGGTGGTAAGATGGGTAGCTTTGTTAAAGCATGGAAGAAATATTCTACAGATCCTGACTATAGAGAAATGATGTCTCGTTCAGGTTTAAATATAGAAAACATTTACCATGATAGATTAGCTGGTATGTATGGATCAGCAGGTGGTAGAGCGGCTAACAATTTCTTTCATATAACTTTATTATCACAATGGACAGATACAATGAGAAAGATTGGTGGTGCAGTAGGATTTGAAACACTACGTACAATGAATAGAATAGCAGCTAAGACATATCGTGCAGACGGCAAGATGCCTGTAAAATATAGAACAGCAGCAAGAATACTTAGACAGTTTGGTTTAGAAGATTATACTAAACCTGATCCATCAACAGGTAGATTTAAATCTATTGGTGAGATGGGTGAGATGATGGATTCAGCAGACTCAATGAGATTTAGAGAGGCTATGATTAAGTTTGCTAATGAAACAATTTTTGCACCTAACCCTGATGATAACCCTTTATGGTCACAAACACCTATTGGATCAATGATTTATCAGTTAAAAGCTTTCCCAGTTATGATGGGTAAACTATCATTGAATGTATTAAAGGAAGCTAAAGCTGGTAATGTTTCTCCTTTAATATATCTTCTTACAGTTGGAACTGGATTAGGTGGAGCATCTTCTCTAGCATTAAAAGATATAGTGCAGATGAGAGGTGGAGAAGACCAAGACAGAGCAGCATTACGTGAAAGATTATTAACTAATATTGCAAAAGAATTTGGTGATAAGGATGGTAAGATTAAATGGGTAGATGATTTAGAAAAAGATTTATCTGCTTATGTTAAGGATCACCCTGAGATGTTATCAATAGCAGTAGCGGCAGGATATAATCCTAGCATGCATGGTAGCCTAGATTCATTCTTTGGTTGGTATATAGAATCATTGCTACAAACTGGTGGATTAGGTATGGTTGGTGAATTACTTTATAACTCTGCGGCACAATCAGATAATGGTGCATATGGTTTCCAACGTATATTATCTTACGTCTTGGGACCATCGTTTGATGCAGTAGCTATAAATGGATTCAATGCATTAGCTGGATCATCGGAGTTTGTTTCAGATGCAGCAGGTGCAGATGTAACAAATGCTAAAAGACGTACAATGATAAGAGGATTATTAAATCGTATACCATTCTTAGGTGGTAATAGAAGCTTTAGAGAATCAGGAACTAATCTTAATTGCAGGAGAAGCTGATGACAACAAGCAAGTAAGATGGGGTAATACATCAGGATTCTCTGGCGGTTTCGGATCAGCAACCTTCTAATTTTTTTTTTTCTTTTCATTTTCTTTTTGTTTTTTTAAAAAGCAAGTTGCACAATAATATTTTCTATGTTGCAAAATGTGAGCATCTTGCTGACATTGTGAACATTTTATCATTTTTTAATTTCTGGCGGAAGAGGAGGCTTGAATATATTGGCTTCAGCTTTCTTTTTTTCTTCACGTAAATCCTTTTTTATATTTTTTATAACACTTTTCTTTTCTCTATCTGCTATGGCTTTATCAAGATAAGCAATCTTATCTTTGTTTTCCATTATCTTCCATTCAGCATCTTCTATTTTTTCTTGAGTCCATCTATTTTTCTCCATCTCTTTTAGTTGTTCTGGAGTATACTCATCAAATCCAAACTCTTCTTTTTTATTTGTCATCTATAACCTCACCTGTACATGCAGCATAACCTGCTATATCTATCCATGAATCCATATGTGTTTCGTCTTCCATAAGTCTTGCTATCTTCATCCATATCATCATCATACCATATTGACCTTCTGTTATTTCTGTTCCTAGTATTAGTTTCCATCCATCTATAATTCTTTTATAATTTATTTTTGGATCTCCATATCTTTTATTTCTCTCACCTTGAATAATAGTAAGTGCTTGATTAAGTAATTCTTCTTTAGTTAATTTTGTAGCCATAGTGATCTCCATATTGTATCTTATTTATAATATCTTCTATCTCTGCCTCTACTTCTCTAACCTTATATTTTATATCTACTATTTCTTTTTGAACATACCTATTCTTATCTAAGATCTTTTGTCTTTGATCTTTTATTTGTGCATCAAATGTATCTAACTCATCTAATATTTTTAATCTTCTATCAATACTGTCTAACTCTACTTCTTTTAATTCTTGTTCACGAAGAAGGTTATTCATTTTATTTCTTAAATTTAAAACTGCATTCATTTTGTAGCTTCGTATGTGTTAGTTAATCTATTCCATTCTTCTTGTAACACTTCGAGCTTTGAGGAAAGCTCGAAGCGATTATGTAATTTCTTCAAGTCATTTGATTTCCTAACTATTTCCTTCATTCTTTTTATCTCAATTAAATTAGCATTTTGAAAAAAAGAAATTGGTGGTTGACCGAATGGACCCCATGACCCACTCATGAAGTCACACTCGGTTTGGGTTGATAATAATTGTGGTCGTCACATATTTTTACAGCCTCTATATCATGCTTACCACACCACCAAGACTTATTGCCCATCTGGCTTGGCTTCGCATGACTACAGTTATGACAAGCTGCTGGGTAAGTTTCACCTTCCCAACACGCACTTCTTTTGAAGCACGTCTTACAACGCCAATCTGTAGCTGTAGTTGATAATCTCCTTTCATTACCATCTAAAACTATCTTGATCCTACGTTGTAAATCTGCATACTCAAATTCATCATAGTCAATTATTTCACTAAGATACTCACTAGTATTCTTATTATAAGAAACAAAACATGACTTATGTATTTGACTTAAACCCATTATTAATTGCATCTGTGCAAAGTATTTTGGATCAGAAGACTTAACTCCATACTTATGACACTTCTTCCATCTAGCATCATTCATACTTTTTATTTCAAGTATATGATTAACACCATGAAGAACTATATTACCATCTGCATTACCCATTATATGATTACCAAAGTCTGAATATCTAAACTGTTTACCAGTATCTTCATCAACTTCTTTAACATCATAACCTGCTAGTTTTAAATCTGCTACAACATCTTCTTCTATTCTATGACCATCTCTAAATATTCTTTTTAATTTTGGTATTATCTCTGACTCTGGATAACCACGAAGACACAAAGCTAAGTATTGATTGCAAGGATTACCAACACCTGATGCACCTATGTAACGTCTTGTTTCTTCTCTTGGTGCTTCTGCGTAAGCATCATTGATTGCATCTTCTATTCTTTTTTTATCTCCTAAGTAATCATCTATATTCATTTATAATCCTTATATCTTCTTCCTGCATATAATTTGTCTTCTTCTTCTTGAGAAACAAGTCTAGTTTTATAACCTCTTTCTGCAACTTTCATGCGTGTATCTTGATTCAATGATCTAGCTTTCTTCTTTGCTCTGATCATCAAGCTTCGATAATCCCTCTGTCTGTTCGTCTTCTTCAACTTGTGCAACCTCGTATATTCCTGATGCTATTTCTTCTAATTCTTTTCTTGTAAGGTTTGTGGTGTCTTTTGTCTGCACATCTACTTGTGCGTACTGCATTGATACATCAGGTATAACTTTGTTAAGTAATGCAGAAAAAACTCTTGCTTGTGTTGGAGTCCACTCTCTTTTCCCTTGTAAAACCTCTTGTGCCATAAGAAGATTCTTGTCCATCTTCTGTGATATCTTACCCCTCAGCACAGAAACTTGCTGAGGAGTAAGTGTTGGTGTTTTATCAGACATTAAAATGGTATCTTGTCTTTACTTGCTGACTCATTCAAGGAGGAATTCGGTTCAGCAGCATCAGACAGAGTTGGAGGATAGTACGCTCCGAATCTTTTGACTCTACTTCCTTCTCTCTTCATACCTGTATTGTCAGTATATTCGTCTTTCTCTACGTGTACGCCTACACTAAGTCCTTTTAAAGACGATATATCACCTGGTTTATCTGGAGTTGGGTGTCCACCATGCGTTAAGAGAGCTTTAAGTTTCTCCCTTCCCCATTTTTGAGTCATTGGTTTTATTTGTATTTTTCCTCTACTGCTCAAACTATCCCCTGCCAGGAACATGCACATTAATAAAATCTTTTAATGCTTGATCCTGACAGTAAGTCTTTAAGTTCAACTACTACTTGTTTACCACCAGTACGTGTATCTCTCACCTCTGCTGATACAATATCACAAGTATAGTCTCCTGCTTTTAATATTGTTCCACCACTTGATTCTTTTTGTGCATCAACACTTTCAAGTGATAGCTCTCTAAATGAAAATGACATTACGCAGCCTCCTTTTTGTTTTTAGGTTTGTCTTTCATTAAATCAAATATTTCAGTAAGATCAGATGTTCTCATTACTGGTTCTATTTTTCTATGTGGATCTCTAACTTTACCATGCCATCCACGAACTTCATCACACACAACAAATCTTTCAACAGTTGGTTCGGTTCTGTCACCATCGGTAACACGCACACCACACAAGACGTTATCAGATATAGCTGGTAATTGCTTTTGCACACCAGATCCTTTGATCATTGCCCAGTAGTCTACTTCACCATTATCATTCTGTTCTTCTTTTGCTAGTGCTGTGACTAATACATTGTAAGGAAGATCTCTTATCCACTTAATACTACCAAGCATAAGTCTTTGATTATCTCCCCACATAGCAAGTTTATTCCTGCTATCTCTGTATTCATGTTCAAGGTGATTTATAAGTCTGTCAGATAATTCTGTTAAACTATCTAACATAATCCACTTATATTTCTGATCCTTAAATTCTTTAGTATCCATAATTTTACATATGCCTCTAAAAGAATATAGATTTTCTTCAGGTTTATTCTCACCATCCCATGATTTGAATGGTAAGTAATCAATGTCTGCATTCATAACTGAACGCAGTCCACTCTCACCACTGATAATGAAACCTTTACCATAATACTTCTGCATATGTATTGCTTGGGTAGTCTTACCCCAACCATGATGTCCATACAGTAGTGTCTTCTGTACACCTGCATTATCAACAGATGATGTAGTCATAGGTTTAAACGTCATTCAAGCTCCTTACCTCTATTACAGGTTTTACATGTTTAATTGTTAGTGCATCATCTAATTCTTTTTGTTCACCTGTTGTAAGATTTTTATAATTCTTACGATGAACACTAAGATTTTGATTCACGAAATGTGGCATACTTGCACCATAAATAGACTGTAATTTAGGACTATCCCAAATCCAGTTCTCTCTACGTTTTAAAGTTACCTCAAAGTTATTAGACTTTTTCGTATGTACACCTGCAGTATCAGGCAATGCTTTAACTATTTGTTCAAATACAGTTTGCTTCTTGAAATCTAATTTCTCAATTTGACTTTGAAGGTTTTCGTATTGTGAACACAGTTCATCAAAACTTTGCTGTTCTGGAGTTGATACGTTTTTGTCTGTAGTAGTACCATCTTTATTGATGACCACTTTAAATGGATCGTATTCTTCCATGTTTCTCCTTAAGTTAATATTATGATGGATAACCTCTGTTAGCCAATCAACAATAATTTATGTGTATTGTATTGACGACAGGTTGTCAATAAGTATATATAAAAAAAAAGGAGGTATATGAAATTTAATATATCAAAACTAATCAACGATTTAGGTGGAGCTACAGAGGTAGCAAAGAAAATAGGTAAGCATAGAACTGCACCATACGGCTGGATAAATAGAGAAAAAATGTCCATAAAAACTTTATCATTAATTAAAAAAAACTTTAAGGTGAACATAGATGAATACTTTGAAACTAGCAACTAACACAGAGATTACAAATGAAGCACTAGAATATCTAGAGAGAGGATGGTCGGTTATACCGATCCATCCTAGTAAAAAATTACCATTAATAAAATGGAAAGAATATCAAACAAGACATGCAACAGAAGATGAAAT